CTTTGGCCTTTTGGTCAGTAGGAGCAGCAGGCTTCCCTTCGTCTGTCTTAGCAGGACCACCTTTCATTGCATCCTGCATGTCTTTGATCTTAGCATACATCCACTTGTATGGATTCGGCTGTTTCCATATCGCAGCTTCAATCTGCAAAGCAGCAGTGTCATGGGTTCCTCCCCTTTCGGCGACCAAGGCATCTGCCATACCGTCAACCAAGTTACTGAGGTTTGACGTACTACAGACATCTTTAAGATCCTTATAATCAGGGGTGAAACTCATTGTCTCCGCAAGGATTGAAAGCGCATCCCCACGCTGATTACCTATTTCTCTTAGCTCCTGATGCAACTGCTCGATTTCTTCCAAGGGAACCCTTTCGAGTTCCTTTTCCTCAGGCTTCCCCCGTTCTCTGACATCTAAGCCAGCAAGAGGATCTTCCTCTGAGGAGTCGGGCTTTACTGTCCTTCTTGATTGTCTAAGTTGTAGAAGCTCCTTTTCAAGTCTAGTTGCTCGGGCATTTGACAGGGCATTCTGCTGTCTCATTTCCCGAAGTAATGTAAGCATTTCTGCTCTGTCATCAGCTTTTGGTTGAGCCGCTGGCTCCTCCTTATCCGCAGGGGAGGAGGTAGCCCCGTCAACAGGAGAAGCCGTCGGCTCTCCTTCTGTTCCTTTGTCACCATCGGGTACTACGTCAGAAGCATCAAGACCCTTTACAAGATCGCTAACAACGGCATCTTGACTTTCTATTTGTGGCGCATCCATTGTTTATCCTTTCTAATTTGTTAGCAGTTGAAAGAGTCACAAAGTGACCCACTTATTATTTAACTCTCCTTAGTTGTTGTCTCCCAGATTTGTTAGGATTAGCTACCTTGCTTCCTCCTCCCTCCCTTTCTCTCTTTTCAGAACTTTGTGCTGACTTCATTTTTATCATATTTCCTTCGTGCTTGACATGATGATTAGTTTCTATTTCAAGTTGACGAAGTGCAAGCTCTTGCTTTTTCAGATCAATCTCTGCCCACTTCAACTCAATTTCAGCCTCTGCCTTATCCCTCTCAAGTTCGAGCTTTTTAGCGTTTTCCTGAGATTGCTGCATTTTAATTTGCTGCTGTTGTTGCCAATTCTCTTTGACTCGTTGTTTGACTGAGAATGGGACATCAGCATATTCGAGCAGTATATCAGGAGGTATAGATTCAGGATTATTATGGTTATACTCCTGAAGTAAAGCTGCCGTAGCCATTCTCATCGTTGCTGTCTCGGCAGTATCTTCAACAGCAAGATCGAATTCCATTGCACTGACATCATTGAACCCCTGGAGTTGGCGATTAAGTTGAGTATTGACTGTAAGAAGTTCCATTCCCTTCTCACCCTCGATACGAATAACTTCAGGAAGTGCGCAGAATTGTTGGATAAGACTAAGTAACAAACGAGTGCTGTTGTGTCTACTTTCTTGAAAGTTTGAGTAGAGAATATACAAAACAGCAACATTAGTTTCATGGTGTTGTCTTTGTGTAACTCCCGGCTCCCTGGAACTTGTTTGAATTCCAAGTAGGGCGTCTTGTACTCCACCAGTGTTCTTGAGCGCAGCCCCAGCCATGTCATAGAATCGCTCGTAGACAGGGGAGATAGCCGGTTGTTTTTCAAACTTGTACTTTTCAATCATTCCCTTGGCAATTTCCATGTGGAAACTGGGATCAGCACTTCTCTCTTCATACTCCTCGATGTTAAGAATGGCACCTACTTCATGGGCAAGAATTCCCTTGGGAAGTGTTTGCAGTAAGTGTTGCAACTGCCTCATCATGGTGTTGATAGCACGTTGGGGATCTTTCATCATAGTAACGGAGCCAAACCAACTGTTGTTATCTTCATTTCTGTAGGCGCCGTACTGAATGACAGGAAATGAGGGCCAATGAAGTTGGCTCGGGCCTTGCTCAAAGACATAAGTCCCACTAAAGATCATATAGTGAGGGACTTTCTTCCAGCCCAACTCCCCCTTGATCCCGTTAGGATCAATTTTGACTAATCCATTCTCAGTAGGTACTCCGCCTTGCTGATTGAACTTATCCAGCGTTCCAAGAAATTCAGCAAATTGCTCAGGCAGAAGATCCTCAACCTTTCCTGACATTGGGTTAACGAAGTACATGACTTGCATGTACTTGTAATACCACCCCTCAACAATTCGGTAAAGATCTCTGGCTTCGTTGAAGAACCTTGGGAGATCATTATATGCTTCGCCATAAGGGTTGCTGTAACCATAGCTAAATGATTGAAGCTGATTAATGTCGAAGCTGGGATAATAACGCTTAAAGTCATCTTCACTCATCCATTTGTCAAGGAAGAAGTAGCGCCAATCACTTCCGTCATATTCACTCCCCATTGGGTCGGGAAAGCAGTTGTAGCCTCGAAGGCGCTTGGAGCAAATCTTAGGTTTGAATGGGTTGCTAGTGTCAACGTAGAAATACATATAGCTCCGGCCGCTCTTTACTGTATGCTCAAAGCAGTCGAGTTCAAGACGAGTTTGTTTCATGTTCCTTCGGTAGTGAGAAAGTACCCCGGCCATTAATTCACTGAATGGTTCATCAACATCGTTAACCGGGACTACTGTGGTGTCGTTCCGCACCTGTGCAGCCATACCAACAAGGGCATCAATTTTGGGCTTAATTTCGTTGAACTTGGTATTCGGCCTTCGCTGTCTTTCCAGTTCGCTCCTGACTTCCCAAGTATCCTGTTCACCAGCATAGAAGCGATAATCCTCGGCGGATGTGTGTCTCCACTCGGTCTCTGGAGTAGAGTTCTCAGCATCACGAAGCCATATGAGTGCTCTGCCGACATCACTGTCAGCTCTGAACTCTTGTTCAGTAAAGGGCATAGTTTGCGCTATTGGCAATTCATACTCCTTATGCTGTCATCCAGCCATACGGGCCGGGTGAGTCATATCCAGGGCCATATATTCTGCGATCTCGTTTTCTTCTTTCAATCTTTGATAATTGCTTTTGCAGCCTATCTCCCCAAATATTATAAGCACTACTACTAAAGTATTCTGTTAGACAAAGAGCATCAGCAATGTTTGGAGAGTCAACTCCACGAAGCTTCATTTGCTTCTTAGACTCAACCTTCATAGCCCCGTTCTCGTCAAACTCATATGTCGGCTGGCTAAGTTCATTGGCCAACTCGTGGCCAATGTTAATCTCCATCTTGCCCTTCAAAATGACTTGATCAGGAAATGAGTATTGCATCTTCATACATCTCTCACGAACTAAGCACCAAAGTTCATCACGAAGACGGTGGTACTTTGTCTTATCTGAAGAAGCCATGCCTACATTGATTCCAAAGCATAGGCGATCCATCATAGGCTTTCGTTGTACCCAGTCAACGACACCTGCTCCAACACCGATTTCATCTATGGCAATACCGTCAGCCATCATTTCAGCAAATCTTGCTGTTACTTGATCTCCAAGGGCGATGGTGTTAAGGCCATAGAATTCGTACCAAGGGTAGATTTTGAGTCCCTGCCGGGGGAGTATAACACTATTGTCCTCTCCGTATCTTGCAACGTCAACTCCGAAATAGAGAGGTTCTTCGTCAGAAGGCTCTATCTCGTTACCCACACACTGCATTGCCCAAGCAAGTGGAATGAGGTTTGTCTCAGCGTCTGACGGTGGATCTCCAATGACACGGATTCTGAAGACATTTGACTCAATACCGTATTTCTCACCCATGTAAGTTACATAGTCAGGGTCAACATTTGTTGACTTCCTAGAATCCCAGTGAAGCTTCTTCCACCTTTTCGAGATGCTTGAGTGAAAGTGACTGTCATAGAAGTATCCACTACTCTTAGTCATATTCCCAATCAAGAGGACTTTGTTATCTTCTTGAGTCAATGCCCCTTCCAGAGGAACATACACCGGGTCAACGACACCACTTGCCTCGTCAACAACTATTAGAAGGTGGTCCCCATGGAAGCCGGCGAGAGTTTCTGACTGCTCTTCCTTACTCGCCCGGGCTGAGGTACTTCTGGCTAAAGCCCACCAGCGTTCCTTGCCCCCATCAGCATTCTTATTATACAATTTGTCTTTCTGAAGTGAGAATTCAGATGACAGGTTTGATTGAGCAAGCCATTTTGAAAGTTCACTCCAGAGGATGTCTGCAAGTTGGTGGCCAGTTGGGGCGGTGCAGACAACTTTTGCATACGGTCTTGTGGCAAGAAACCACATTATAATCCACGAGGCACAAGCGTCTTTTCCAGTTCCATGACCGCTCCTTACACTAATACGTTTCTCATCAGGAATAGCAGCAAGGAGTTCTTCCTGCTGACTACTGGGTTTGGCCCGGATGCAGTCAGAGACAAATTGCAGTGGATTATTGCGCCACTCTCTGATTTTTTGTTTTACAGCTATGGACATTATTCTCAGCCTAAAGGGTCAACAATTGACCCACTTATTTAATACTAAAGTCTTTTCGTCTAGCAGCATTTGTACGATTTGCAGCTTCTTCACGACTACTGTTGTATAACTTGTTGAGATAGTTACTGTAATCTTCCGTAGTTTTAAATCCTTTAAGCGGTATACCTTCTGCTATATCAGCCGCAATTTCTTCTGGATGGTAGAAATGAGGTGTAGTTGGACCAGTATGTTTTGCACTATAAGGATATTTCCTGCTCATAAATTCTTCGCCGTAAGGATTAACTTTGTCACCCAACTCTGCTGCTGTATGATACAAGTCTCGGTAATTAGACTTAGTACTAATATCTTTACCTATCCAGGCATGAGATAGTTCATGTCTTAGTGCTTTAGGATTAAAATCCCGTCCTAATGGATTCAAATTAATTTCGCTTCCTGAATGAAGTCGTGTTGGTAGTCCCTCAGAAAATTCAAGTTTTGTAATAGGATCAAATACACCTTCTGGAGCTGACCTAATTTCCCCTCCAAGAGATCGTAAAGAGTTTCTCATAGTAGCTTTTGATGCTGGTATATCTATGCCTTCTTTGCCATACTTACCAATGTACTCTCCAAGCTGATGAACCATTTCTCTGCCTCTACCGCCTAAAGACTTTAGCATTTGATTCTTGGTTAGTGCTAACGGCCCGGCAAGTTCCATTAAAGCCATTGATGCAATTTCCATAGGAGTTTGCTTCCCAGCCTTTCGTTGAAGCTCATCGGTTTCTTGTTCCAGTTTCTCTTTGCCAGGGATAGCAAGCATCCTTACTTTCCTTTTGAGGGGTGAGCTAATTCACTCTTCGGCTTCCAACCGTACTCATGCCTAAGTGTGCCATAGACAAATCTGTTTAGGTCTTTACCAGTAAGGCCTTGTGACTTCCCTTTTCTTTTCAAAGCACGCTCTACGGCTTTTGGCATCACATTTCCTTACGATATTTGTTATAATAATAATTAAGTAATTGTGATGGATAAGAACGTATTGGTGGCGATGCAAGTCTATTACCACTCCCTACTATATTTGCTCCATCAGGAAGATTAACTCTGGCATCAGTTCCTTCCTGTGACCAGCGTCGTTTATACTCCTTAGGGGTATATTGTTCTAAGTTAAATTTTGAAGGATAAAAATCCCAAAAAGGCTTACCAGAAATTGGGTCAATCTCAGATTTTCTTTCTATCCACTCCCCACCTTCTTGTCCTGGTTTACTATAAATACTTCCGCTACTAAAAGTAAGATGACTCGGATTCTTAAATTCATCAGTAAAATGCTTGCCACTAGGCTGAAGGTACTTTACCGTTTCTTCTTCTGAGTGTGATCCAGAAGTATACCATTTCTGCTGTTTTGGAGTACCATATTTCTTAAGCCATCCTTCATAATCATAATCATCTGGCATCACAAACTCCAAATCACACAATTAAGCAATCCACCCTCCATTGAAAGACTGCTACAGTCAATTACTACAATCCTACAATCAGGATAGTGTTTTCTAACACAGTTGAAGGCATCCACATCCTGACTAATTTTCATTGCAGGAAGTAGGATTGTATCAGCAATTTTGAAGAAGTTAATATAGTACCCAAACCCTGGGTTGTAATCATCAGCATCGGGAAAGCATTGCCTGAAAGTTTCTTCAGACATATTCCAATCCCACTTATCGTAGGCATTAGTAATTCGGTGGAAAGTTATTCCGTTTACTCTGAGAATGTTTTCAAGGTCTTTTTGGTACTTGACAAATCTTTTATCTCGCTTGGCAATACTCGAGTAGTCGTTTACCAAGACTTCTGTAGGCCCAATGAACTTGACTATTCCATCAGCATGGCCGAGATCATCTCCAGGTTCTACGGGAATTATGATTAGTCCCTTGCCAAACAAGGATTGTAGGTCCCACATACTTATACCAGGGTTGTCTTTGACAACTTTATCAGTCATAATTACCCAATTAAAACTCTGGACTACATTCCCTCCGTCAAGAACTATTGGACTGGCGTAGATAGATTCAGTTATGCCATTATACCTAACTTCAGAAACATCAAGGCTTTTATACTTAGTAGTCTTGTACTTAAAAAGTGTCAGTACCTCTCCAGTCCTAACTGGCATATAGTCTCGGGTCCAAATGTTACCTGTTCTAAATACAACTTTGACATCGACCCCGGCAGCAGCTAAGTTGAGCTTAACAGGCCAGAATACTTCCGGATGCCTCCAAGCAAGTGCAGCTGCCATGTAGACAACTGAATTCTTAGTTGATTCTGACAAGTTGGTCGAGTCCAGCCTTGACATGGTAAATTTCCCCGTCGTCAGGAATAAGGCACTTATAACGAGTCCCGTTTCTAAAGGGGATGATTAGGTCCACTTGGGAACCAAACCTTACAAGGGAGAAGCGTTCTCCTTGGGTGTAGAAAGTATTTTGAATGTTAAAGGGAACAATTACATCCACCTCAAAGTCAGCTATTTGGAGGATGTAATAGCATTGTTTGAGGTAGGGAACTAAGATTTCATTCTTCATAGCTTCATTGAAGAAGGCATACCTCATAACGTCATGGTCTAGTTTGAGGTTATCAAGTATATCTTTTTCAACCGGGCGCATGGACAAATTTGTTACCTTTAAGCAAGGAAGCTTTTCGTACTTGACAAACCCATTCGTTGGGACTCGATTAACATGAACATCTATGACTGTCATGAAGATACCTATGGCAAGGCAAGGTTCTTTGATCTCCTCTCGAAGTAAGGTATTGACTGTGTACTCACCACCCTTAACATTGAGAATATCTTCATCTGGTTTGTAGATCCCATGGTAAAGAACAAAGCCGTCGGCTGGAGAGAGCATAATTTCCTTGTCAATGTACAGTGGCCGAAATGGATCTCGGTTCATTTCTCTTGACAGCTGCTCACAAATTGGCTTGTCAAGGATTTCCTTGGTACAAGGAAGTTGGAGGAATTCAGATAGCTTATTCATCAGAATTACGACTTTCTTCTATCATATCTATCTTTACAGATTCAAGTACGCCTACTACAGCAGCATAAGAGGTTCTACCTCTTGTTTTATTTATAGTACGATGAAGATTATCATATAAATTACGAATTATTGGCTCCTTATCTATAGCCTTATTTCGTCTTGGTTTAAGAATAAGTAATTTCATGCCGGATATGCAATCCTTGAAAGATGCAATACACAACAGCT